TTCATAGCCATAAGGCTTGAATGTGTACGTCCCTGAAGCCTGCGTCGTGAAATTAGCGTTTAGCGTAATTTCATTCGTTGATGTATTGACGGATATGACACGGGTATTGGCTGGCACACCAGTACCAGAGACAAACTGACGTGCTTCAATGCCAGTCACAGATGCAACAACAAACTTTGCTTGACCAGATGCGCCACCACTAACAAATGTTGTTGAAGCTACATTGGCAGCAGTTGATGACAGTTGCAAGTAGTGATAAGTGCCAGCAGTAATCCCAGTGCCAGTTATGATTTGTCCGGGGAAAAGCTGTCCAGAGATCATTGATGAAACCGTCAAAGTAGTCGACGAAATCGAGCCAGTGAATACTGCCGTTCTATCTCCAATAGAAACGCCATTGCTCAAGGACGTGCCATTCATCCTAAGAGGATATGGGATAGTCGTTGAGCCGTCAAACTGGTCTGTCGTGTCATAAAACACGCCATAAGGGTTGTTGATGTATTGCCCACCTCTTGGGCCAAGCAACGCCGCAAAAGCATTGACAACCTTCAAAAAGAAAGTACGTAAAGCAGCATTTGTCTGCGCAACAGTCAGCCTGTCATACCGTTCTTGCGGGTTAGGCAAGTCAGGCAATGCTGGTGTGTTTAGTTGCTGATTTACGTTTTGCATAGCCTGTATTTTCGCTGAAATTAGGCTTGTAAAACTGCCAGTGCTTCATTGGTGTGTTTGATACGGTCGTCTAGACCAATAGTTCCACCGTTGATCTTCTTGGTCAATCCGACCCAATCTGCTGCTTCAGCCAAGTTGTTGCAATTGTGAGTTGACCAGAACCAGCCAGCAGTTAAGGCTGCATACTTTGGAGTACCCACCAAGTCAGGGTCAGCAACAAAATCAATCCCCAATGCCTTACCAGCATGGAAATAGTTAGCATGACCAGTAAGCTGAATACACCCACGACCGCGAAAACGGTAA